GGTATTTTAAGCCAACATTTAAACACTACCTAAATCAACATGTTCGCTCAAAGTTTATCGAGATAAATTCCACCGAGTGGGATACAGCACTATTCCTACCGACAGAAAGATTCGAGAAGGCCAAGAAAACAAAAGTCTGGGCAGATAGCAGGAAAATGATCTAATGGCATTTAATGTAAACAATATGGTATCCGCGATAAATAAAACTGGAGTTGCCAGCCTATCGCACTATGAGGTATTCATAAACGGATTCGGTGATACCGATTCTGAACGCGACCTATCATATCGGGCAGATTCAGTAGACATTCCTGGCCGAAGTATTTCAAGCGTAGAGCACAAGTTCCAGAATTATGGACCGATAAATAAAGTCGCATATGGATCAGTCTACGGAGACGTCTCTGTACAGTTTTTGCTGAGCGAGGATTTCAGGGAAAAGGAATACTTTGAAATTTGGCAAAATAAAATGGTTGGTACTGGTGCATTCAGTCAAAACAATAGAAGCTCATATAATCCAAATTATTTTGACAACTACGCCGGAACTGTAGAGATACGGCAATATGCTCCCACTGGAGAGCTGCGTGCTTTACATACACTAAATGAAGCGTATCCATTAGTCATCAACCCAATAACTATGGCTTGGGGCGAAGAAGGTGTTGCGAGGCTTGGTGTCACGTTTGCATATAGAAATTACAAATGCCTATTCACAAAACAAGATCAACCAGAAGCTGGGTTTGGGTTTTCTATAGGAATAGGTCCAGGCGGAATCAGCGGAAGCGCAAGGATTCCTGGATTAGGAAACATAGCAGGATCTACTGAACTCGGATCTATAAGCGCGAACGTTGGCGGCAAGCTCGGACGTGTGGCTGCGATTAGGAATTTATTTTAAATTATTTTACATTATAACTGATAACTGGAGAATATTATGGCTTTACCGTCGCTAACAGCGCCAGAGTTTTTTACGAAGATACCGTCAACAGGGAAAGAAATTAAATATCGACCATTCTTGGTAAAGGAAGAAAAGATATTGTTGATGGCTCTTGAAGGTAATGATCAAGATGAAATTACAAATGCGATTATAACTATACTCGGCAACTGTTTAGAAGAAGAGTTAGATGTAAATAAGCTGGCTACATTTGATGTGGAATACCTTTTCCTCAAACTGCGTGGGAAATCTGTCGGTGAAGTGATAGAACTCCGCATGAGCCACGCTGATGGCGATTGTAAGCATCGTACAGATGTAGAGATTAACATTGACGACATCAATGTCACTAAAGAAAGGCCTGAAGATAAAATTCAGTTGACTGATGAAATTGGCATCAAACTTAGATATGCTGGTGTGAATGATTTGAAGGGGATGGATCCAGAATCCTCAGAAGATTTATTTAAACTGATCACCAACTGTATCGAATTTATATATGACAATGAAAATGTATACAGTGATTTCACTAGAGAAGAAATCGCTGAATGGTTGGAGCAGTTGAGTTCTGAGCAATTTAAAAAGGTCACAGATTTTTTTGAAAATGCTCCAAAGCTGAGGCATGATATTGCTTGGACCTGCCCTGAGTGCGGTAAAGAAGATAGTATGGTGTTGGAGGGATTGACAAGTTTTTTTACGTGAGCATGGTACATGATTCACTAAGCAATATGTACCAGCTGAACTTCGCTTTAATGCAGCACCACAATTATAGTTTGACGGAACTAGATGAGATGATCCCGTTCGAGCGTGACATATATGTAACACTTTTGAAAAATTACCTCGAGGAACAAGAAGAAATACAAAAACAAAATAGGTAATTACTGTGGCAAAGAAAATAGAAGAAGGGTCATCACTGGAAGCGGCAGACGTAAACGGTGACGGAATCATCACCGAAGAAGAGTTGGAGATGCACCTTGAGTTCAAACGCAAAGAACTTGAAGATGCTGATGCTATGCGAGATGCTCAACGCAAGATGGCTTGGTTTGCTTTGTTTGGGATGCTGCTCTACCCATTTGCCGTCGTATTGGCTTCAGTGATTGGTCTTGATGAGGCGGCAAAAACATTAGGATCAATGGCACCAACATATTTTGTATCGGTCGCGGCAATCGTTGCTGCGTTCTACGCCAAAGAAGCAATGAGTAAGTAAAATGGCAAAAGATAAAAATGATCTACCGCAGTTAGTCACGGAGGCGATGGAAGAATCCATCAAGTCAGACCAGAAGTCTACTCTTGCCCAAGAGAATCTAGCAAATCAGATGAAGGTCTTTGCTGATAGCAACAAGATGTTTGCGAAAACTTCAATAACTCTGAACAAATTTGCTTCCGCTCAAATCGATAAGATCAACCCGTTCAAGAAATTGGGTGCGGCTTTCGACAAAACATGGGTCGGCCAGAAGAGCATACAAGTAAAGGAAGAAAAGAAGTTAGCTGAAGCAGCTGGTATCACCCGCGATGAACTTCTCCTACTCAAAGCACAAAAAGAAGTCGCGGATGTACAGAAG